ATCTCCGTAGAGTTCATGCCAGCCCTATTGCTTTCGCTCACCCATCTGTAGTACTGGGGTACCTCGTTACTTATCGTTCTTACTCCTTCGCCATGGGTTTATACCCGGCGCGAATGGAATTAGTCTGACAAGGACGGATCCTAATATGCAAAAATATATAAAACAAATAAGATTAATTTTGATCCGGCTTACGCCAGACCAAGGACATTTTCCCGAATCACTAGATCGGGTTGTGCCCTAGAATTGTCGTCCTCACTATCTTGAATGTAGACGACTGGGTTCACTTTCCATATCTCATAAACCGTCTCGATGGGCTCTAAATTAACAACGCCACATAAATCGAGCAGATAATCGAGATTCTCGTCCCGGAATGCAAACCCCCGCGCGGTCTGTTTATACTTAGAAACAGCCTCGCTTTGTGTCTTCGTCAAATGAACGAGCTTTGAGAAGAACGAATAACTTGGGATCAGCCGTTTAGGCAATGGCATACACCTACCATACGCATCACCAATAACCTGTGGTGTACTACAACGAACCAGATCCACCTTGGTCCCGAAATACTCCGCCATCGGGGATTCTGATAAAACGGAAACTATATCAGGTGAAGGCTTATAATCCTTGTTCTTTACAGGCATTAACAACCAGTATTCACCAGGATTAGTCCGCCCAGTTCGCCCTCTTCGCTGCAGGCTTGTTGCACGATCCACTGCAACAGTAATCGTCTTACCAGCATCGTTTACAACTCGCAAACCCGAATCTATCACCAAATCACAACCTGGTAATGTAAGACCCGCATCCGCTATGGACGTCGCAAATACATGCCCTGATTCCGGCACACTGCGGTTTTCCGACCACATGGCTGTGAACCCGTAATCTTTATAACGTTTAGCCATGTCTTGTACCTTACGAGCACTAGGAATTACGACTAAAATACGTTTAAAATCACCGGCTAAGGCCTCCTGTATCGCATCCTCCATGCTGACGTCAAATTTCTCGCGATCGACAATCTCATGCAATGGTGGGACAGCAACCTGTATCATATGCCAGCCCTTCCTTTCCGTCATCCATTTAGTTGGAGTTGCCGTTAATAGGACACAATGCCGTGTCGTAAACATGGTGTTAAACAACATCACAATCTCCGGTGCAACCTCATGGCCTTCATCAAGGACCCAGATAACATCGTTGTAGCTATCCATGTTCCCACTCGCATGTAGCATATTAAGATAACCATAAGTACAGGTCATCAAGCCCTGCTTGCAAGGAACGCCACGACGTATCCAGGTGACCCCATCGTATTTTGCAAATTCTTCACACAAAACTCGACGTGGCATAACAACACAAACCCTGGATTCCGGAAATTTCTCCATAAGCAATGGAGGGATGTACTTGGTTTTCCCAGTTCCAGTATGAGCACTAACAACAACTGACTGATTACGCTCAATACAATCCGCTATTTCATCAACAGCATCTAACCATCCACTGGGTACTCCTTGTTTTGCTTTAGGTGTCCCGGACAGAGTCGCTGTTCTAGATGAGAACAACGTCATTTTCAGAAATCTCGCGAAATAGTCAAATGCAGTAGAAACAAGATCGTTCAGCGCCCAGGCCGGCAAAACCGCCAAACAAGACGGTAAACAAACTTGCTCAGCCATCTGATACGCGATAACCTTATGCATCCTATACGGATCCTTGGGCACGAGCGTTGACATACTACTCGATGACTGACCCCGCGAACCATAATATGCATAATTCCATTGTGTGAATATCTCACGCGATGTGAACAAATAAATGTTCAACATTTCGAGGGCAACACTACCCAATGGTACATGATTCAACAATTCCAAACCAGGTTGCACATGAATGTACAACAAGGTGTACGCCCAGAACTGGAGAACCGAATAATTGCAATTCCGCTCAAAAAGATCACCCGATACCGGTAATTTACACCCCACATTTTTGAACCACTCAACACACGATGTAAGGTTGGAATAAGGGGATATTTCACAAATGCGTTTTAATTCCTCAACCGTGGGACACCTATCATACGTTTTAACGAAACAATGGAAAGCATGCGCCTCAAACAGCCCATAACTCTTTATGTCACACGATCTCGCCAAAGCATTGTCATCTTCAACCTGTAAGAGATGCGATGGAATCATAGAACCATACTGCCGCACCACCCGCAATGACCTCAATAAAAATTGCTCAGTACGGGCAAAATCACCAGTGCTGAAGTTTAACATATCGACTTGCCCCATATGATCAAGAGAACCAGGTTTATACCAATCCTCCATGACTTTCTTATAACTCGGGATCTTGTTC